ATGTTCAGACCCTTTGACGATCCGGACAAGCTGCGTTCCTATAATCTTTCGATGTTTGTGATTGTGGAGGCATCCGAAACCAAACGGGAAGCATTGACTCAGCTCAAGACCCGTCTGAGAAATCTGTCTGCCACCACCCCAAAACGGGATAAGGACGGGAATATCATCTATAAACTGACCAAAAACAAGGTGCCAATCCCGGAGATTGACCATGATTGGCGTAAAGGAATCATCGAATCAAACCCGGATGCTGGCTGGGTGCGGTCGGATATCCTGATGAACTCCCAACGAATCACCAAACATGGCAGGATTCTGGACAATTACGTTCAGGTGGAGGCCGAGATTGACAAAAACGTCTCCAGTCATGTGGCTTCCACCGATGTCAACGCCTTTCTCCCCGATGGATTCATTGATGAACTGATTAAAAACAAGCCTGCGTGGTGGGTAAACCGATTTATTCTGTCCAGTTTCTCCTATGCGGAGGGGTTAGTCTACCCTTCAGCCATGGCAAGCGTCATTCCGGATATCGAAATCAACCCCGGTTGGCGCAGAATTGTGGCCCACGACTACGGATTGTCCGATATAGCCACCTTTGTCTTCGGTGCCGTGGACGAACACAAGGGTATCCTGTACATTTACAAGGATGTACGCACGAATAACCGCAATGTGGAGGAACTGGCCCAGCTATTTCACACCAATTGTGAGGATATCCCCCTGGGTGGGTGGATTTGCCCTCCAATTATTGACCCCCGCTCCGAGGCCAAGCGGGATTACGACAAGAAAACCCTTGGGGATCACTATGCAGAGTACGGAATTTACTTCAAACCCGGGTTTATTAACCTGGATGCCCGCATTTTCAGGCTCAATACCTACTTTGAAACAAAGCGCATCAAGATTTTTGAGTCCTGTACCGGGCTGGTCAAGGAATTGAAGGACTATAAATGGAAACCCCGGACCATGGACGACACCGGTTGGGGGAATAAGCCTGAAGATAAGAACAATCACTCCATCAATGCGCTGGAATGGATTACGATGGAGCTCCCGGCAGACCCCCGGAAGATGTCTTACGGGATTTTAGATAAATATGGGCGGGATGTCACCAAACCGCAGGAGCCCACAGACGATTGGCTACCCAATGCGCTGCGGGAAGACCCGCTGGAGCGGTATGATACCCCGTTTGGGATGGTAGATTATACGTTTGGAGGGTGAAGTATGGACTATATCATTGGAGGTTCACTATTAATCATTGCACTTTGCATGGTCTTCGGTCGGCCCCTGCGGTTGGAACTGCAAATCCAGCACAAGCTGGAACAACCGTCCCCGACTCTGAAGGAACAGCAGGAAACCAAGGAACAGGAAGAACAACAGCAGATGATGGACAACGTTGCCAAGGTCATTCAGGATATTATGTACGGAGGTGACTTAAATGGAAGTCAGTCAACTGAAAGAAAAGTATGATTTAGCCCTATCCTACTACACCCCGGAGCACCGCAGACTGAAACTGCTGGATGCTACCGACCGGGGTCACTTGTGGAAGGCGTTGTCTGCTGTGTTCCCGCCTTATCAGATTCTGCCCGATACTAATTTTGTAACGTATGTGAAGACCAATCTGCTGGCTTCCATTTATACCGTGGCAAAGTCCGCTCAGATTCAACCGACCCAGGAGCGGGACAAGGAAATTGTGGAGCAACTGAATATCGGCATGGAACAAATCTGGAATCTGTCTATGGTGGGCTATTATCAGTTTCAGGCCGGGGAGCGGGCGGCCCTGACCAACCTCGGGATAACCCAGGTGGGTTGGGATGAGACGTTGACTGCAGGTTCGGGGGATGCTTTTTACAAAGGGAACGTCACGCTGAAGAATATTGACCCTCTAAAGTATATGCGGGATCCTTTTGCCCCCGACTTGGACACCTCTGGCTGGTGCATGTACTATGACAACTACCACAAGTCGGTCTTTCTGGAGAACCCGAACTATGTCAAGGTTTTCAAAGCGTACTATGAGAAGCATAAAAACGGCAGAACGGAAGTGATCCCTACCTATAATGATTCCAAGCAACAACAGGCTGGAGCCGGGAAGGATTACTTCACGCTGTACATATACTGGGTGAAAGAAGACGGAAAGATTAATGAGTACCATGTCATTAATAACGAGGAACTTTTATTTAAAATCGAAGGCATTAAACCCAATGCGTTCCCCTTTGCCGAACTGTATTGCAACCTTCCGGCAGGGGATGTCATTGGTTCCTCCGAGCCGTTTAAAATCTTTGCCAACAACGTGGCATATAATCTGATGGACTCCATTGAACTGACTGCAGAGTACAAGAACCAGCGGCCTCCGAAGTTCATCAGCTCCCAGTCTGGATTGAACGTTGCTACCTTCAACAAGTACGGGAATGAAGCGGACCATACCTTCATTGTCCAGGGGCCTGCCGACAAAGCGGTGCATTACCATGAGTTCCCGAAACCCAGTCCCAACCTTGGGAATATGAAGGCCGGACTGCAGATGGGGATTCAGATGGTGTCCGGGATTGACAGCCGGTATACCGGGCGGGATACCGGTTCCATCATTACCACCGGTGGCGTGGAGGATATGCTCAACCGGGTGACTGTTATTGACACTCCGAAGATTGTGAACTATGAGCATTACACGTTGCGCTTGACCAAACTGATTCTCGGGAACTTCCTGGAGTATTCTCCGAATCGGAAATACTTCTTCAAAGACCAGAAGACAAACCGGTGGCGCACGCAAGAAGTAAAGTTCCATGATATTGATGCGGACACGTTGTTTAATTATCAGATCAATATTTCTTCAGAGCTGCCAAAGAATAAAGCCCGGATTGCGCAAATGGCGAATGTCATGATGGAAAAACAAATGCAGTACGGTGCCAATGGAAATGGCCCGACCATGATTACTCCGGAGGAATGGCTGATGTTCCAGGATCTCCCGAACCGTGAGTACATGTTGGAACGGATGGGGGTCGAACGGCTGCAGAATACCATCGAAGAAGTTTCACAAACGCTGTTTGAATACGCAAACCTGACCAAAGGCGGGCTGGATCCGGAGAGTGCGATCCTTGCCGTTGCCAACAGTGTGGACCAGCGGCGTAAAGGGATGATGCCCGAAGAGCCTCCGGTACCACCAATTGTGCAGGAAGGAGTGGCAGCACCACCACCGATGGTGTAATGATCGGAAAAAGTTGACAGATAGGACAGGCTGTGGTACACTGAACTTGTATAGCAAGGAAAGGTTCCGCAGCCTTTAATTGTGTGTATGAAAACTTGCAACCTCCGTCCTTATTCGCCTGTAGGGACAAAGAAAGGAGCCAAGGTAGATGCCAGAACCGATCAGCATGAATGACATTTATTCTGCATTTGGAATTCCGGATCCGAATGCCAAACCGTCCGAACCTCCCAAAGGGAGTGAAGGTGACCCACCGCCCCAAGACCCGCCGCAGGATCCCCCAAAAGATCCACCGGCAGGAGATCCTCCAAAAGATCCACCGGCAGGAGATCCTCCAAAAGATCCGCCTCAGGATCCACCGAAAGATCCTCCAAAAAACCCGCAGCCCGATAAGGCCGCGCAGGAATTTGCAAGGATGCGGGTGGAGAACAAGCGATACACCACTATGTTAGGGGACATCGCAAAGATTTTGGGGGTTCAGGATACTTCCAACACCGACACCGTAATGACTGCGTTGCAGCAAATGGTTCTGAAAGCTCAGTCCAAAGCCAGCGGGATTCCTGAAGAAGTTCTTAAAGAACACCAGGAGATGAAAAACAAACTCGTCGAACGGGAACAACAGGATCTGCGCATGCAGGCATTTCTGGGATTTCAGAAAGTGAAGGACACGTACAAATTGACCGACGCAGAGCTGGGCCAATTTGCGGACAAGCTGGTTGCAGAAGGCCGGAATCCTTTTACAACCCCCATGGATATGGTGAAAGAATACAAGGTTTTGTATTTTGAACAGATCGTGGAGAAAGAACGTGAAAAGGCAAGGCAGGAAGAAGCCGCCCGCGCTGCACATGCTGCAGCACACAGTACCCAACCATCTGCAAAAGATGGAAAAGCCAACGGCGATCCGGCGAAGATTGATTCCGTGAAGGCTTTGGATAAATGGTTTAGTGAACAAAAATAAGCAAGTTTGAATACACCCAAAAAGGAGAGTGGAACTTATGCCATTTACATTGAACGCATTGAACCCTGTCAACGATATCAACAACGTCGTGGATATGGTCAACCAGGCCGGAGCTGGCGTGGTTGCACCTGAAGTGTTCTACAGCAAACAGTTGCTGGACACGATCCGCTATGATGCCGATAAGTATGTATACTTCAGGCTGGCGGATTCCGCACCCATCCAGGAAAGAGCAGACAAATTGATGGTTCGCAGATGGGCACCGCTCCAGGCCCATACCGTACCGCTGGCGGAAGGTGTTCCTCCCAAATCCGATAAGGGTTCTGTGGAGAAGTACGAGATGGACGCCGCGCAGTACGGACGCTACATGGAGTTCACCGACAAGGTTGATTTCAAAGTGGTGGATCCGGTGGTCGCTCATTACACCAAGGAATACTCCTTGGTGGCAATGGAAACCCTTGACCTGCTCGCCCGTGACACACTGTTCTCTATCGCAAACCCGTTCTATGCAGGACAGGCTGCGAACTTTGAGGCATTGACCGTTACCAGCAGGCCCACCATGACCGACCTGAGACTGATCGTTCTGTCTATGAAGAAGCAGCTTGTCAAACCCAGAAACAACGGACGCTACCATGTTATTGGTTCTCCGGAATTTTTCTTCGACATGATTTCGGATCCCACCGTGGACAAATACATGACCATCAATCAGACCACGAAGGGCATGTATGACAACACCACGCTGGTTGCAATGTTTGACATGGAGTTCTATGAATGCCAGATGGTTCCCACCAGTTCTGAGTATGTGAAGAACTCCAAAACATACCGCAGAATGTACAGAGCCGCCGCCACTACCGGTTACGAATACAGCTCCATCGCAGAAGATGCAGTAGATGATTCCGGTGAGCCCTATGTATCCACAGTAGATGGTTATGTAAAAGATAGCCGCACCGGTCGCGATGCTTCGTACATACCGGGTCAGGAAATCTGGGACACCGAACGTTGGAGCACAGACAATAAGGACACCGGAAATGACTGGTATGAGTTCAAAGCCCAGCACATTCTGGTTGTTGGTAAAGACGCACTGACCAGAACCGGGATTTCCGGAGAAGATTCTGCGAAGATGTTTGTCAAACCGAAGGGCTCTTCGGGTGTTCTGGATCCAATTGACCAGAGACAGTCCATTGGTTTCAAAATCAACTCCGTCGGATTTGGTTCCACCAGGCTGGAAGCTGTTGTGGACTACATCTGCGTTCCTTCTCAGGTGCTGCCTGTATAAGGAGGAATTTTTAAATGGCTAAAACAATTGTAAAGGATACCGAAGTTAATAAAACTCCGGTATCCTCCCCGGATACAAAAGCTGTTGGCACGTCTGCAGGGACTGCAATGATGCATGCCGAAGCAAAGCGTAAAGATTTGGTGAAGAAGTATACCGCAGAACCCAGAGTTCCGGTAATACTGGCCCCCCAGTACGCTGCGCATTTTGGCAATGTCATGCGGGTATCCATCAATGGGATCTCCATTGCGGTACGTGTGGACGGTTCAACGCAGAAAGTTCCGCAGACCTTTGCCGACGAAATCCATCGTCGCAGAAGACTGGTGGACAAGCAGTTGCTTCGCATGAAGCGCATGGCGAATATTCCAGTCAATGCCGAAAGAAATCCGGGGGAATTACTGTTTTAATTCTCACAGGAGGGAATTGATATGAAATATTTTGTAAATGTATTCGTTGCCCCGGACACCGCCGTCGAATGCCCTGCTAAAACCAGTGGGGATACGATTGAATTGAAGGAAGCTGCAGGTATGACGGTTGAAGAACTTGCGACAGCCATTGCGACAACCCTCGACCTCGGGGATTTAGCTACAATGGACGAGGAAGATCTGGCAATGCAACCCGCCGCAAACCAAGTTGCTGCTGAGGCCATAGATGTCGCAGCACTGAAGACCCAGTTTGATGCACTGCTGGCGAAGCTGAAAGCAGCCGGATTGATGGCTGCGGATCCTCCGGCAGAGGGCTAATAAACCAAATGTCCTGCAATCAAGGGACGGGGAACAGTCCCCGTCCTTTTATCTTATGGGGGGAATACCAATGGAACTGACCAAGATTTTAAATATGATCAATAAAAAATTAGCCGGGGAGTTATTGATTTACTCCGAATTGGAAGTTCATTTGGATTCCGTCATTGATGATATCAACACCCGGCTGAACGCCTGCTTCCCTGTTTTCTCAGAGTTTAACAATGAAGATTATGAACACTACCCGGATTACAATTTCTTTCCGGACAAGTATATCCGTACCGTGGTGATCCCCGGCGCGGCCTACAAATTTTATATTACCGATGAAGAAGGAATTTCCACCGCAACAAAATATGAGCAGGAGTATCTAACCAATCTGTTCTATATGGAGCGGGATTATCTGCCTCTGCTGCCAGAGGAATACAAGGCATCTCAGGACCAGGGGCATATTCCGATGCCGGACGAAACCCAGACAAGGGGGTTGTGGATATACAATGGCTTCCTCGAATAGTTTTAAAGATTATCAACGGGGTGCGCGCACCCAATTACCTGAAGAAAATTACGGCGCAGGGATGTATTGGACGAATGCTCCTTTAACGGAGGGGTTCAGTCACACCCTTGTGAACTATGATTATAAAGACCAGGGCGCAAGCTTAATCCCCCGTATGGGGCTTCGGGCTTTTGAAGTGGCTGTCTTTCCCCTTGCTTACACCGCAACCGGAAATCCGCCGGAGTACACCGCAACGATGCATATTGTAGACGGGAAACATTGCGCCGAGGCTGATAAAATTTATGGGCAACTTATTCTTGCCGATAATAATGAGACAAACAACGATTCGGATACAGGGCTGCTGCACGGGAAAGGCTATCTCTATACGGTGCTTCCGGAAGGGGATACCCTGGAAGTGCAACATCCTCCGGCACTTGCCGAGATCCCCTTCCGGGAGATCCATTCAGAGCCGTTGCATTCCGCCACCGGGCATCTGTTCTTTAAAAAGCCCAACAAGGCTGAGATTCATAAGGTGCCAATCAGCAATACACAATATTTTCCCCGGCATATTGGTACGTTCGGGTTTGGAAACCGGTACTTCTGCTTCAGAAGAGAAACGCAGGATGAAGCTTTGGTGCCCGAACTGATCCAGTCCGTGTTCAAAGAGGAGGGGTATTACGGAGTTGAGGTAATCAACCCCAAGGAACTGACCCCCAAGGAAGCGGTCATGTGGGGATACAACATGCTCAGTACCACCCCTTATAATTTCAGTAACACCAACGCTGCTGGGACGATTCAGTTATTGGGAACGCTTCCGTATGATGCTTCCGGGCAGTTGATTATGTCCCCGGTCGTTAATCAGACCGTCCATCTGGAGTGCTTTTATGCTGCACCGACCCCCTCTACTCATAAGTTTGTGTGGGAATGGAAGGAGCCGGGTGCGTCTGGATGGATTAAACTGAAGGAAGCCACCTTGGATACCGGGGCCAAAACGAAAGCCACCTGTGCTTTCAGTGCTCCGACTACTTCTGCGATGATTCGTGTCAGTGCCTATCTGGGAGCCGCAACGGACCCCGATCAGGTATTGACCATTGGATTAAATTTTAACAAGGGAAGCTATGGCTCCACAGCAAACATCATCCCCAAGAATTATTCTCTGCATACGTGCATCGGAATGACGTACTGGAACAATCAATTGGTGGTCTACGGCCCCAAGGAAGACCGGACAATGTTGTTTGTCAGCGAAGTAAATGACCCAGGGTACTTCCCCTTTCCCGCAAAGGCCGATCATTTTGATGAACCCATTATCCATGCCATGCCACTGTTAGACAATCTGTTGGTGTTCACGACCACCGCACTGCATATCCTGACACTCAATGCCGATGGGCTTTCCTGGAGTAAGAAAACCCTTCAGAAAAACCTGGACATCAAGGAATGGGACTTGCATCTGATCCGTACTGTGAAGAATATGGTGTTCTTTAAGTCCGGGAACTTTTATTATATGGTGGTGCCCAGCTCCAAGGGGGATGGATCGTTGACCATTGCTCCGATTACAAAATACATGGAGGGGTTCTTCAATGAGTTTTTAATCGGGGTGGACCAGACCGTCGTGCAAACCTACACCAACCCGGAGGATTTGCAGTTGGTGCATTACTACAACTTTCTGGACTTCGAGGATATGCACAACGTCTATGTGTTCCAGACCGAATCCGGGAGGTTCATCAATCTGGCGGCGTTGTACAACATCGTGAACCGGTCATGGCGGTTATACCTGTTTGAAAGTGAGCATATTGTTTTACCATATATGCAGGATGCCACCACCCGGGGGGTGTATATGACCCTGACTCCTATAGTACAGCGGTATCTGTCAGGTGGGGAACAGGTTACCCGGACAGTCCCCGGGGTGCAGTTCCTCAAATACAATGCTTTGGAGAACGCAGACTTTTATATTCCTCAGAATTTTAAATACCAACCCGCTCTCGGGGAAACCCCGGATGCTTCGGATGACCCCTATACCCTGCATGCAGCTGTAAAGACTTACAATAACTATCAGGTTATGGACACAGGGTACCGTGAACAGAACTCTGACAAACGCAAACGGTACAGGGAGATCCAGTTCAAACTGAACAATACCTCC